GCAGCGGCTTGTCGTGCAACTTGTGCCAGCGTTGACTTTACAATCAATGCCTTTGCCGCCTCGTTGTTTAATTCCTCAATGGCATTCTTGGTTGCGGTGTTCAAATCTTTCTGTGAGGTGTCTATTATTTCATCGCTGGAACGGTTCACCCATCTGCGCTGCGTTTCGGCATACGCCACCTTCATTTCCTTTTCTACAATCTTCAATTCCTGTTCCACGGTATGCCCATCGGCTTCCGCACCGCCAGCGAATGCAATCACCAACGGGTCGCGCTTGCTGTCTTGGTGGTCGTATATGTAATCAGCCATGCCGGTACTGAATGCAGTGAACGATCTTTTATAAACCGCATTGAGTACCTTGACCACATCGGGTTTGAATTCTTCAAGGTTCAAAATGCTTCCCGTCTTTGCATAATGCTTTTCTGACTTGCGTGCCATGTCGTTAAAGACGCGAGTCATCTCATTGTCGGCAGGTGTTTCAAGCGAACGCTTTACGCGCTCCTCATGCGATGCAGTAGCGGCACGCTGTTTTGCTGTGGCGTTGTATCCCATTACTTCCAGCCCTGCTCGTCTGCCATTTCGGTTATGACCGCATCACTGAACACACGGTTGCCATCAATGTCTTTTAGCATTCGCATTTCTTTAACAAACAAACCGCGCGTGCTTTTGTTTGACGGTTCACGACTTGTTGGTGCAGTTGGTTCGTCGCCTGTGTAGGTATCAACCTCTGTGCTTGGAACAAAGTTGGCTGGCTTGTAGACAACATCACCACCGGCAAGAGGCTCTTTACCAATCTGTGAGCGCAACTCGTTGTCTGTCAGCACAAACAATTTCTGCTCTCGCTCTGACTGCGACAATGCGCGATCACGAATAGCAGGTATGTCTGAAGCATCATAAGTGAGAACAAGGTTTTCACTGTCCGCATAACGCGGCATCAGCAATCGAGTCAACTCATCATAAAGAATATCTGCAAGCGGCAGTACGGCATTGTCATACAACAACAGGCTGCCCGTTTTGAGATTGTCCATTGTCATTGATTCACTTGATACCAACGACAAAGGAATACTGAAGGTACTAAAAATATCTTCACGCACTGTCTTTCTGTTTTGTGAGAACTCCATGTCGCGTGCATTGGCAGACAGGTTAAGTATTTCCATGTTCTCAAGCAACACTTGTCTGCCAGCGTTTATTGCGCCCTCGTATGCCTTGGCTTCTTCTTTCCACCGGCTGAATTGCTCATCGGTCAAACCGCCTTCGCCTTTATAATTCCATGCAATAGACGGACGACCACCACGGCGCAGAACGCTGTAATTGTTTGTATCCGTTTCAATGTATTGCTGTATCTGTAACCATAAAGGTGTCGCACGCGCAAAGCCTCGCGGGTACTGTGGACAGTAATTCGGATTGAAGTCGCGTATCTGTTTTATTTCTCTATCACGATTCTTATTCCAATAGTGTATTGAATTGCCTACACCAAATTCGTCAAGGTAAAAACATTCGCTTCCACCGCCTGACATTTCTACACGATACTCACCCGCAAACTCAAGCATACCGAATATCTTGCTTGGCTGAATTACAACCGACTGCGGCTTTGTGTTATAAATTTCTAACGGTTCACTTCCTTCGTCGCCTGTAACAGTTAAAAATGTTTCGCCGCATATATCATAGAACGCAGCAAACGCTTTTAAGAAAGCATTGCCTGTTGTTATTGGATTAGGGCTTCGCAGTAATGCAAGGATAGGATGCGAGTCATCAAACTCTTGAGTGAGTGTGTTGTATACGCGAGGCGGTATAGACGCGAATGCAGCCGAGCGCATCTCAACTGAATTAAAAAAAGGCGTACACTCTTTCCACAGTCGTATACATTCAGCAGCACGCAAGTCACCTTGACCGCGATTGGAAAGAAAGTCTGCGAATGCAAACGGTACAGTACCGCCACCGCTATACGGGTTGCCATTGGCGTTAGATTTCTTTTGTATTTGCTGACCGGCAATACGATTGGCAAGACGCTGATACCATTTGGCTTTATCCATCATGCAATCCTGATTCGAGGTTCGTTTGCTTGTCTATGGAACAAGTCGCTCAAGGCGTGTACGCAGGCATCCATTCTGTCAGGTGATTTTGCGCCAGTCAACGGTACATACTCCATCATTTCTGTTTCTAAATCGTCAAGCCCGTCCGCGTGCGCTACCTTGCCTTGCTCATACAATGCGCTGATTGGTTCAGCCCGTGCAAACTTTCCACGGCTGGCGTGTACCTTCACAACTTTAATTCTGTTGTCTATGGAATGGATAACTGTTTCAACGAGATCACCGCCTTGATTTACCTCGGCAACAATGTAGGCGGCTTTGTGAGTATGGTAAGCATCAACCGCAACATGCGCCCATCCATTTGGCGATGCCCGCAATGAGTAATCCTTTTCCACCAACGCCTCGCCGTTCCTGTCCCGTGATGCAACAATGATTCCACATAAGTCGGAATTGTTTGTATTGGTTACTGACGGGTCAACGCCAACTACCGTCTTAACAATCTCGGCTGACCGTTTAGCCCGTGCCGCGTCTATCATGGTGGTTGTCCATAACGCGCCTTCAATGTCTGACAAGAATAGTCCATGAAGGAATCGGTCGCGCTGACGGCGCGGCATCTTCATTAGAACTTCTTCAATATAACCGTCTGCAATGTTTGCCCGATTGTCCTCGGGATTCATTAAAAGCATTCCATAGTTTTTTGTATCGAGTGGCGTCCTGTCTAGCGGGTCTATATGCTCAATAAAAAGTTGGTGCGTCCAATGTTTCTTGCTTGGCGGGTTACAGTCGTAGAACATTTTATTGACCAAGCCGGACTGTTCGGCAAGGCGTGTCTGCATCATTACAACCGCCTCATAACTTATCTGGCTGCACTCGTTTGGGAATATGGTTGAGTATTCGTTACCAAGTATCTGTTCCGTCCGCTCCTTGTCATCAATACCGCCGAACCATATCTGGCTTCCATTAGCGAACTGAATGAAACCGTATTTCTCATTAGGCGACCACGGCTGTTCGGGGAAGCACAGTTTCATTACCTTTGGCAGTGTGTCGTGCCAAATGGAACGCTTTACATGGTTGAACCTAAAACGAACTATCAAGTGCCTTGAGTGACACCGCAGCGCGCGGACGACCATAGCGTAGATAATAATGAAAGTTTTACCTGACCGACTGCCGCCATACAGCATGGTGTGTCGATAACGCTTTAGGAACTCGGTTGCCTGTTGTTGTCTTGCCGTCCGCTGGAACGGTTGTTTCACATCGGTCTGTGGATAAGGTGCTGTGGCAATCATGCCTATAGCTCCGCATCATCCTTGGAAATGAAGATGGGTATAGCGCCCTGTACATTGACCTGTGAGGTTTCAATAAAGCCGCCATGACACTTCAGGATAAACTTGCAAGCGTCCACATTGCCTTCCACGGCTTTCCTGTGCAGCGTATTGGCTACCTTTGCCAATCCTCTTGCCTTACCCCGTGCAATCGCTTCTTTTATTTCTGGAAATTTAGTCATCTTGTCATAGAAGGTTGATTCAGCCATACCAATCGCAAGGGCAATATCTCGCTGCGTGAGTTGTGTAATGGCAATGCCCTCACACTTTTTTAGGAAGTCAGCGTCTATAGGTATCTCTGGTCTGCCATCGGGGTTAGGACACCATCCCTCTTGGTTGCGCGGGTGGACTTTGGCTTCGATTACTTCGCCTTCCAATACTTCCTGTGGTTCGGTTGGTTGTTCCACTCCGGTATCGTGTTGCTTGTTTATTTCCTCAAGGTCATCTTGGATTTGCTTCAATGAGTCGGTGATAGGCGTTTTGCTTTCGCCTGTTTGATCCAATGGCGAATGGTCCACTGTTTGATCATCAACATGGGCGGCTGGTTGTTCCACTGTCGTTGAGGCGTTAGGCAGTGGCTCGTTTTTTTGTTGCGGTGTGTTGGTCATAATTTTTTGTGCTTCTCATCTAGAATCTTTGGAACAGCCATCTTCCACTTCACGCTGGAATGCACCCTTGCATTCGTTCTGCCATGCGACCCAATCTTTACACAAGAAGGTTCTGCCATGACGCTATAAAATGACTTCACATAAGTTCCACTCTTGAGGTATGCCTCTGTGTTGCCGCCCGCCACCTGTTGCGTCAGCCCTTGGTCGAGCATTACATTGGCTACTTGGAAAAATAACTTTCCTACTTTCCCTTGGGTAAGGTAGGTGTTTATATCGTCATTCATTCTACCAATAAAAATTAGGTCATCTGATTTGTCTTTGTTTACCTTAAAGACAAAGCTATTCATTGCCTTCCTTTTGAGGTGGACATGACCTATCGCAAGAACACCGCCCTGCATTTCACCCGCTTGAGTAAATGCAATGGAACAGGACTTTGTGTTGTTGAGTGCGTCTATCACAACATTCAATACCGAATCGAAGTCTTTAATTCTGATTGTTTTTAGTGAGCCATCGACATATTTCCTATATGTGAAGCGGCTGTAGTCATCCTCATATTCAAAAAAGTAATCTAGTCCCAATTTTCTTGCTATATCGTTGCAGGCGTTCCGAGCATAGACGATAACCTTACTGCCTGTGAAGTTGTCCATTATGTCGAACTTATGAGCGTAGTCTTTTTTGCTAAAAACTATCACCTCATCTTTGTATTTGTCCTTGTATTCCTGAAGCCTGTTGTCCTCGTCATCGACAATAAGATAAATCTTGCCCGTGTAGCCTACAGCGCGCAAGGTTTTATAGGTTATGACATTATCAGGTCTACCATTGGTAAGGATGAATACGGCTATTTTTCTATTTGCACTCATTTTTTATCCTGCTGCTGCTGTAGTGATGCTTTCTTTTCAAGTAAACAATTTCTTTACCCTGTCCCTCTACCGCATCTTGGGACTCCCACTTTGTACCCCTATGATCTTCGCCAAGGAAGTACACATCATAGTCCAATGACAAAAAAACATCTGCGTCCCTGTCCGTGTTCTCGTATGGAACAACCTCATCAACCCACTTGACCGCTCTGATTTGCATAAACCTTTGGTAGATTGATTGCTGCGGTGTCTTGTAATTCGGGCTACAGTGCAGACCAACTATCAAGTAATCGCAATGCTTTTTTGCCTCCTCGATGGACAACACATGACCGGAGTGCAGAATGTCTGCAACCATTGGGAAAAATCCAATTTTCATTTTGCTACCTCTCATACTCGCTGAATTGATCTTGTATGCCTTGCAGTTCTTAATGTGCAGATCGTAGTACGCCTGATGAAGCGGTTTTTTGGGAAAGTCAAAATAGAACTTCAGCATCTTTATCGTGCCGCTGTGTGCGACTATTAAAAACTTCTTGTTGCTATATTTTGCCTCCACTTGTTCTATGAATTCTTTTACTCTTAAAAAAAAACACCTTTTGCTTTCTATATTGAATTTTTTGAGCAGCTTATGATCTTCAGTCTTGAGTAATTTCTCACTGTTTAGGTGTTCGCCTTCGAGCAGACCCTTACTCAATTCCTTTAACCGATCATCATATAGAATCTTTGTATTCCTATGATGGCGCAATATGGTAACGGCGGTTGATCTTGCCCTTGTTAGCGGTGAGCAAAAGCATAAGTCAAAAAATTCGCTTTTTAACTCACCTGCTATTTTCTCTGCTTGCTTCACCCCTGTATAGTTAAGTGGAATATCGTATTGCCCGTGCATCACACCATTCTTGTTCCAGAATGTTTGCCCATGTCGAACAACGGTATACTCGTTATTCATTTTCCTCGTCTGTTCCTTCTTGCAAATCCAAAAGATTTTTTATTTCTTCTGTGAACTTCACAAATCCATTTTTTATTGCCTTTTCGTAGTCAATGATTACCAATGCACTGTTCTCCATGTGCTCTTGACATTCTTTAGACGAGTGAGCATAGAAATTAGCAATTTTTTCATAATTAAAAACTGTATGCCGTGCGGCGGCTGCTATTAAAAAGTTTCTTGTTGGTTTATCTAATGTGCTTGCCAAAATAGCGTCAATCAAGCTAGTCGTTTTTTGGTCGTCGTATATTTCTTTTAGCAGTGGCTTGTCGCCTGATGGATGATAAATTGGCGCGTCTAATTTATTGGTATAAAACGGGTCTGTATTATCAGGTTCTTGCTCGTCGCCTAATATGTCCTCAAGTTCGATTTTAGAAAAGCCAAGAAGGTCAATGTCAAAATCCAAAATGTCTAACGCTTCGATTTCGGTTTTTAACATCTCAATATCCCAACCGGCGTTAAGTGCTAACTTGTTGTCGGCAAGGATATAGGCTTTCTTTTGAATTTCGGATAAATGAGTTAACTCTATGACGGGAACTTCTTTTAATTCTAATTTCTGTGCCGCCATCAATCGTCCATGACCAGCGATTAAACCTTTCTCGCCATCGACAAGAATAGGATTAGTAAATCCAAACTCTTTTATGCTTGCGGCAATTTGCGAAACTTGTTCTGGTGAATGTGTGCGGGCATTCATTACATAAGGAATGAGCGAATCTGTCCGCATCATCTTAATTGTAGGTGCTTCCATGTTGACCTCTGATCGTTGCTCGTAGGATAGTATGCCAGCTTGAAAATATATTTCTACTACTTTTCAGTGTTTTTTTCTTTGTCTGTTGGGTTAAGTATTTTTTTTATTGTTTCACGAACCTTGCGGCAAGTCTTGCAAGGTGTGCGCTTCGGGATAGGCAGTCGCATCATTCGCATAGTGAAGCCATTAGCTCGTTGAAACCCATCACCGCTTTACTGTGCCTCATTTTTAATTCTGACTCATGCACAAGCATTGGACAACCACGATAAAGAATGCTTACCGAATAATGCCAACCTTCAGCCAGCCATCTTTTTTCCATATCGTCTGTAACAACTTGGATTCTTGTTTCAATAAAAGTGGCATTGGTAATCGTTGTGGCAAAGTTATGGACAAAGCCATTTTCTTTTCTTGAGAACGCCACTTTATCGCCGCGCTTATACAGTTGTTTGATCATTGATTGAACCGCCAAATCCTGTCGTTATAATGTCGCGTTGTCGGAAATTGATCACTTTTTGTACAATTCACATAACTTATAACGGTTTGTACTGCGTTCTGTGCGATTTTAACGGTTACTTGACGCATTCGTACACATATACCGCTAAAACGCCCACTCCGTGCGCTCACCACGCCCTCCGTCATTTTAGGGCATTGTGTGTAAGTCGCCTCATAGTTGTGTGATCGTTTCGCACAAATCAACACAGTCCGTCGTGTGTTGTGCATTTATGATCGGCATCCAATTATGTTGATAAACAGCGCGGCAATGATCACTGGACTTATTCAGTCGGCAATGTTGTCGCATACCACTTGACCAATGCCTCGTATGTTGCTTCCCAAGCGTGACCAAACGCCTTTGCACCCGTTGGCGGCTTATCGTCTAACACTTGATCAAGTGGGTACTTCAACCATTCCATTTGGTATGCGGCAGTCAGTGCGCTTGTTCTATCGTGACCGTGTTCGCAATGGTAATAGATGACCGTGTTGGTGCAGCTCGACATAAGTGCAGTTAGCCACGCAACAAGCCCGCAGAAGTCGTATTGAGCATTCTCAACGAGCGCACAGTTAGAATCATCAGTGCATCCTTGAACGGGAAACCAAACTATACTTCCTCCTTGTTGAGTATTGCCGTTGACCATCGTTCCATATTCTGTAAAACAATCCACACCATTGAAGTATGGAGGCCATGCAAGGTTGCCAACAACATCGGGGCAACCAAAGCCTGTGAATTCTAATTCCAAATCATTTAGTTCGCCTTGGTTATCTATCAGGCTGATTACTAAAAGGCTCATGTCGCCAAGTATTAAATCGGGGTTCAACTCAAGAAGCTTTGCACCAAGTTCAGCGTAAGCGATTGTTCCATCAGCGGCTAAAGGCATATTGCCCCGCACCAGATAATTTAACTTGCCTTCACCTACCGCTGCTGTGTCCACGATATAAGTGCGTTCTGGCATATAAGTGCAAACTGGCGTTCCCATAGTTACCTCGTTTTCATGTAGATGATTATTCCAATTACTACCAAGTTTCCAAACAACACAATGCACCACACAAGACGCTCTTGGTTATCCATTGCATGATACCTCGCTTTCTAAATATGCGATTAGGTTTTCTTTTGTCCTATTGCGTATGTCAGCTATCAGTGAGTCAATGCCGTATCCTTTTTGCTGACTGTCTTTCCTTAACCATCGTTCTGTGGCTGGAAAATAATCATGCGACACTTTCCCGCTGCAAAGAATGCACAACCGAATTCCTTTTTGCTTTATCTCAAAAGAAATTCCTGCTCTTGATAATTTTTCTACTGATTCAAGATAGTTTTGGTTTGAATAGTTTTTTTCTTGCTCGATATGTTCCATGCTTATTTCCTTTTGCTAAAAGATCGAATCTTCAGGCGGGCAAAACATTACCTCATGGGCGCATTGGCAAGCCCATACAGCGTTGGTCTGTTGGATAGTATCGAATGTATGCTTCCGCAACACCACCCGCTCTGCCTGATTGGTGTAGACGGGTTGGTACAGCGTACAAAAACTACCCTTCGAATCTGTCGCGCAACTTGTCAGCGATAACAGGATTGCTAATTGCAGAATCTTTAATAACGGCTGCTTCATTGACTGCCTCTATTTCTGTTTGTGCTTGTTCTAACTTCGCTTCGTCCTTACCAGATTTTTTGACCAAAAAAAACCCCACCGTTGCCAGTAGGGTTTTTAATAAGGTAACAATCAACTCTGCGTACTTCATAACCGCTTGGCGTTTTCCACTGCACTTGCATTTTTGGCGTGACCAAAATTCAATGCGAGCAAGTCAACCACTGTTCTCAATGTTTTAACAATGCCGTCATCTTTTGGACTTGGCGTAACAGCGGCAATAGTTGCAGCCAGAGTTACTATCATGGTTGCGATTTCTAACCATTGTGGAACTTTGTCCATCAATTCATTCATTTCGCTTCTCCTACTTTATTGTTTACGGAAATAAATACTTCCTCACCCGAGTCCATAGCCTGAATTATTTTAGCGTACAGGTCAAGGTAGGCGGGTTCGGACATTGAAACAGTACCGCCACCGTCCTTTCCTTTCGTCGCTGCATTGGCAACAAGTATGCACCCGTCTGTCTGCGATTCGTCGTTTCCAATATGGATGTAGATGTACTCAAAGTCTTTTACATTTTGAAGCCACAGCATTCCTTTGTGGCTTTGTGGGAAGCGTGCGCGGTATTTTTCGTTTAGCTTTCCAGCCGTTCTCAATTTGATTTGATAACGACCAGATGGTATTCGTGTTTCACCGGCGACCTTTGCGTTCCTGCCTTCATCTTCACAAGTGAAGCATTGGAACTTATTGTCCACTTGGAATATGCCAAGAGTAGAATTGCTGCCATCAGCAAAGCGGTAATGTTTAATCTCCATTCTTCCTCAATAACCCAATAATGAGTTTTGTATCTTCTCGTATCTCTGACCGGAGTGATGATAGTGAATTAGTTATTTTGGATTCGAATTGTTTAAGCTCATTGGAGGCGGCTCTACGCGCATCGTCTAACCCCTCTCGCAATGGCATAATTTCTTGTTCTTTAATTTTATTTAACTCGTTGCTTGTCCAATCGTAAGCATCGCTTAAATCTGATTTCTTTAATGTTTCAGCCAACCTCACATTAACTTCCTCAATGTTTTTTTGGAAGTTATCGTGCCTTTGTGAGTGGCTGTTAAATCTTTTGTCCGCGTTCTCAAAAAACCTCTTGAGAAAGTAAACGACAACCGCCCACAGCACGCTAACGATAACAAACAAAATCCATAGCAATACGCTAATAGCATCACCGTGGGTATTAAGAAATTCTGGCATCTCACTTTATTCCTCATTATCTTTCTTTGTCGTTGTCTATCAGGTTGAGCAGTTTGGCATCGTGAGTTTCCCTTACGCCGCCTTGCATTATCTCGCCCCGTAGAATGTTTATCTCTTTTGGAGCAGTGAAACCTATTGATACTTGATTTCCACGAATACCAATCAGACAAAATTTGCACACCGCATTGCCATCCTTGTCGAGAATATAAATCTCCTCATCCGCATTGGCACGCCTTGTAAGTTTTAACATTTTCCTTCTCCTTGTTGAATGGGTAAATCTTAATCCGTTTTTGATACTAACTGCAATGATTAAATCTAAAACCGTCTACGCGCCACCTTCGCAGCGCGTGACGGGGTATAGTTCAAAATGGAATGTCGTCGTCGAATGTTTCTGGCTGCTGTGGTTGCGTGCCGTCTGCATTGTAACTTCGCTCTCCACTCGCTTGTTGGTGCGATTCGGTACGCGGATATTCTGTTCCACCACCTTGCGACTTCTGCGAGTCAAGCATCTGCATTTCGGATACTTTTATTTCGGTGGAGTACTGATCAACGCCATCCTTGTTCTTCCATTTTTTTGTGTGCAAAGAACCTTGGACATATATCTTTGAACCTTTCCGCACATAGTCACGAATGATCTCTGCCAACCTTCCGTAAGCGGTAATCCTGTGCCACTCGGTACGCTCTTTCTTTTCGCCCGTTGTTTTGTCTTTCCACGATTCGCTTGTAGCGAGTGATAAATTTACAACGCCATCACTGCTATTCGGAATCGTTCTGTACTCGGGGTCGTTTCCTACATTGCCCAAAAGAATTACTACATTGACACCTTTAGCCATTTTGCTTCTCCTTTTTCATTGTCTATAAAAGTTAATAATGTTTTCTACCTTTTCTTTCAACTCCGGTAAAATTTCTGCTTCTTCCAAAAACTTTACCACTTCACACAGCACCGCTATGTCCTCATCACTCATCGCCATTAAGCTCCATTGCTGATTGTTGTGGGTCGGCAGTTGGTGCGCCGCCTTCATGTAGCAAGTCACCTATGCGGCAGATGATTATATCCACATACTCACCAGACGAATCGGACAAGGCGTGCCTGCCGTCATTGTTGGCATCAACTTTAAGAACGGCTTTTATTCCATCTTTGATAGTTATGGAATCGACTTGCGCTCGAATACGAATCTTATCAACCGAGTCGTCAATGATCACGCACGCTTCACGAACCGCTTGGCGCATTGTGTGAGTTACATTTCCGATTATTCGATTCTGTTCTTCCTCGGATAAATTTACCCACGGTCTGTCCATTTGTTTCAAACTGTCCACGGTGACTTTTATCAAGTCGCCTAACAGCGTTAACTCATGCACGATTGGCTCACTCATTTTACTTCTCCTTTAGTAACTGCACTTAAACGCGGCAGGTTGCGGTTAAACACTTTCTTATCCAACTCTCTCGCTGGTAATAAAACTCCTAATCCGGTTGGCACTGTATGACCGAGCATATTGACGGTTGATAGGTCGCTATTATCAATCAGTTCGCGCAACATCAATCCCGCATCTGCAACCCGCCATGCTGCCATCGCATAGTCGCCGCGCTCAATAGCGTCCAACGATTCGCGCAGTAATCTTTCTGCATACTTCATTTCTTACTCCTCGTAGTTAAATGTGCCGCCAGTACGAATCGGCGTATACCGCTTTGTTACTGAAGGCGCGTAGGTTGTATTTACAAATCTCATTCTATTAAATTCGCTACTCAAGAAATCTGTTCCGGTTACACCGTTTCTAAATTTTCGAGTTATGGCGTGAGCAACACCTCGCTCGTCTGTGGTGTCGTTGTAAACTTCATCTCGGTAAATAAAGATTACAATGTCCGCGTCTTGTTCTATTGCGCCCGATTCTCTCAAGTCACTCATCACTGGTCTTTTGTCATGCCTCACTTCAAGCGCACGGCTTAACTGTGACAATGCAAGAATAGGCACGCGCAATTCTTTTGCCAATTCTTTTAACCCCGCGCTGATTGTCGCTATCTCGCGCTCTCGATTATCGGCTTTGGCATTCATTAGTTGCAGGTAGTCAATAATGATTAGCGACAAGTCGGGAAACTTTCGCTTCATTCGCCTTGCCTTTGCTTTGACTTGCGGCAATGACAATGCCGATCTGTCGTCTATGTAAAATTTAGAAGCAACTATTTTTCTACACGCCTCCGAAAGTCGAGTTACATTTGTTTCCATAACATCGCCACTTCTTATATCGCTAAATTCTATTCCACCGATTGAAGCCATGCTGCGTTTTATAATATCTTCCTTGCTCATTTCTAAACTAAACATTAAAACTGGCTTTCCTTTTTCGATTGCACAATGCTCTCCAATGTTTTGTGCCAATGTTGACTTACCCATGCTTGGACGACCCGCAATTATAATTAGGTCGCCTTCGCGCCAACCATTAAACCGTTTGTCCATGTCTGCAAAGCCGGTATATAAACCAAATTGCTTTCCTTTGTTTTTATTTTGAAAGTCAAGCTGATCTATAACCTCGCGCACAATTTGCGCTGGCTCAATTATTTCTAATGACTTGTCTTTTCGTATTGCAAGGATTGCCGCTTCCGCTTTGTCCAATTTGTCGTCTGTTGTGTCGTTGCTATTCAACACTCCTTCGATAATTGATCTGGCGGTTTCAATCATTTTTCTTTCTATTGCTTTATTGGCAACAACCTTGGCGTACTCAACACCGTTCTGGTATGAGGGCGTTGAGCGTGCAATAACAGCCAAGTCTGCCATGCAGTCTTTTTTGAAAATGTCTTTTATGTATTGGCTTACTGTTACAAGATCAACCGCTGCTCCTGCGTTTCGCAGATACATGATTGCTTCAAAGTAGAAAGGAATATCTCCGCAAAAGAAATCCTCGCTTGAAACCACTTCCATAATCTCGTCAATGCAGGAAGTATTAAACAGCATAGAGCCAATGACGGATGCTTCCGCTTCGTATGATGATGGTACTTTCAAGTTATGATCGTCCATGATATTTCCCCTCTACCACTTTAATAAAATTGCTTGAGTTAATCAACCATTCAAAATCGGCAGACCATTGTTTGTCATTGTTGCCAATCAAGAATTGAGAAGTTGCAACATGGGAAAAGAACCTTTCCCAAAATTCAATCGTTTGGTGCTTTGGCGACTCGCGCCATCTCGACTGAAGCAATTTCTTTCTTTTATCGCTAACGATTCTAACCTTGGTCATAGTTGGACAGTGAAGATGATATAGCTCAATTATCTTCTCAACGGGGCATACTGGATTTTTTGCCTCGGTGGTTGGCATATCATTTTCATCACTATCTTCTTTTTGTTGCATTCCCGCAGCTATTTTTTTCATCTGCGGATTTTGCGACATTGTATTGTCTAGTCTTTCGCCTAATTTGAAACAGGTTATGACTCCGCTTGCTGTTTTTTCTAATAACGATAACTCTACGCAAGTATCAATTATGGTTTGAATCTGTAAAGACTCAATCCTAAATTTATATTCCAATAATTCAGCATCGTGTTCTAACTCAAAACTCAAATTAGTTGGCGATACTTTTACTGCTATCAATTCGACTATGGCAAAGTATACTCCATAGCCTGTTACTCCATGCCGCATTAGTAATCTTTCCACCTTTGCGTCTTGCATTGCGTCTGCATCATGCCTAAACCACTTCATTTCTAATCTCCTTTTTAACTATTGGATTTTATGTGTTTCCATATCTCTGCCGAACAGTTGTTCCGCTTCATTTGAAAACACCGTTTCTTCTATGCGAGTAAGCTCACGCACTTTTTCTATTACCTTTCCTACTGCTTCCTCGCCAAGTGATTCCGCTACAGCAATTCGCATTGTGGCATACATTCTCATCACATCACCACGCGCTGTAACATCCTCACGAATAAATCTTTTTAATTCTTCATTCTCTTTTGCTAACCGATTTAACTCATCAATCATTTTCTTTCGATTAAACTTTTCCACGATACACCTCGTCTGGTGATAACTTGCTTCCATAGTGAATTAGCAACTCGCTAACAATATCTTCCTCACGCCCCCATAGTCGCCGCCACGCGCCTATGTTGTTGTGTAATCCTATTGGTGAGCTGTAGTCGTGATGCGCGGCACACAGCGGTATAACCTTTAGGTGGGCGTTTGGTTTCGTCCTGCCTACTGTGTGGTGAATAAGAATGTGCTGATTGTCTACGCCGTTCTTCCTACAGCAATAGCAACCATAACCTGCCACAACATTCATCCACAATTTTTCTTTCGCTGTTGGCGTTCTACCGTGCATTGCCTATCCTCCTTGGCTTTTCAGACTGACAGCAATCCTGTATTGCTTCGTGCAGTGTTTTATATGTCGTTGCTTCCTCAATCTTATTGGTGTACTTTTTTATTCCGTTTGGACATTTGAGAAAGTAACCTCTATATCTGCCAGCGGTGCATTCGATGACATACATACTATAGCTCCTTAAATGCTGCACTTGGTTTTACTGATACCGCTAATGCTTTCAATAAAAGCACTTCGGCTTGAGCATTTAATTCCGCGCTTGTTTCAAGCTGTCTGTACAACTCGCCTACAGTGTTTTTTAATTTTGCGTTACATGGTAATTCATCTTCTGCTATTGTTGCTATTGATTGACCAGAAGATGCGATCATTACTATTGACCAAGTGCCAGCACTGAATAGTTCGCCAACACACAAAAACTCCCAACCATCTTCATCTCTAAAAGTGTATTGCGCTTTTTTATCTAAAGAACCAGCAACTTCAAAAAATTCGTTTCTGCTTTTCACTGAATCAAGATGTACTACTTCAAGATACTTTTTCATTTCGCTTCTCCGTTTTGTAAATAAAATAAAATCCATCCTTGGAATATAATCCTATTATACCAATTATCTAACAGCTACAGATTCCTCTTGATAAATTTCTACGCCATTGATCTGCCTGATACCATTTTTAATTAAGTCCTTTATTGCCTTGTCATTGGCAAGGACTAATTCGCCTTGGTTGTGTGACGAAAGCGCAACCATACTTGTGACTCGATATGTCCAAGTCTTTCTGATTGAAGTTGTGCTGCCATAGTCACCACGAATAGGAGCGACCACGGATTGCACTACAGGCGACAACTCAACTTCTGCCGCGTGCATAAATGTTGCTTCTGCTTCCTTGATATTGCCAGCCTGTTCTTGCTGTGCAGCAAGTGCCAATGCCTTTTCCGCTTCTTCTTTTGCAACCCGTTCCGCTTCCTCACGGCGCAAGCGTGCTTTCTCTTGCTCGTAAGACAGAATTTCTTTTTTGACTTTTGTTTCTGCTTGCGCTAATGGGTCGGTGTATGTTTTGAAGCGCGCATTGATTGCTTTAACACCATCGTTAAATGGTTTAACCAAACTCGTTCTTTCATCTTCTGCTTTCTTATAAAGCGTTTTGATAAACTTAACGAGGTCACTTGCTTTCTGTACTTCGTCATCACTTGTAATTACTACGCGGTCAGACATTTCTATAAGCTGTGTTGCTTTCAATTCAATCTCGTTCTCGTTTGGTGACTGTGTTACTAAACTCATGGTATTCTCCTTTTGATTAAAACAGTTGTGGCAAAACGCCGTCTAACTCTTTGGCTTTAGTAAAGTATTTTTCTACTTGCCTATCGCCTTTCCAACACTCTATAAACGCCATGCAGCGTGAATAAAGATTCTTTATGTACTCGTCATCACGAGCAACCTTAAAGCTAACCAAGCGGTTGTCAGGAACTTCACGCGGGTCGTATGAGGCGAACCACCAAAAGTCATAACCGCTTATCATCATCATGCCTTGTACTTGTGCAAAGTATTTCCTTGGTATCTGTTGTGCCAATCTTGTTTCGGTATGGTTAGCCGCACTGTATGGACACTTAACTTCTATACCTGAAAAATCTTCTATCAAGCCGTCAGGACTTGCACCGATTTTGTCGCAGTCATCGGAAACCATGAAGCCGCACTTTCTGACTTCTTGATTTTGCAATAGCGAGAATAATGCTATCGCTTCATCCTCAAACCTGTTTCCCCATTGTGTTGCAGTGTTGCCCTTGAAGGACGAACCGTTTTCCATCTCGTCAAGTATTCCACTCCATGTTTTTTCACCTCCTGTAAGTATGCCGTGGAATTTTGTTCCGGTAATATAATTGCGACGCAGTGCAAGCCACTCGTCGCTCCCTTGCTCAACATTTATTTCTATCACAGTCAATCTCCTCCTACATCAAAGCAGCCATCATCAAAATCCGGCTCATCAAAATCCGGCTCATCTTTTTCTGAAAGATACTCTGCCAACAATTCAACAGCATCTTCTTTCAAAAGTATCGAAACAATTTCCGCGTTAAAGATTTTAAGCAACGCATCTTTTGCTTCTTTTATGTATGCGATTGCTGTAGCAGAATAATGCTCGTCCGATTGTTCTAACGCTGCTTGCTCGTCATTGTGCCTTGCCGCATCCATTATTGGGTCGCTCGTCTTGTAGGTCATTTTGCTCTCTCCAAAAAAGAAATTGCTTCATCATATTTTGACAACGGAAGTTCTGCCAATGTTTCTATCCTGTAGTAATTCATTAAGCGAGAACTTGCTATTCCTTTTTCGTCAAGCATTGCTATCAAGTCTGCTTCCTGCGTTTCACTTATTACAACAACTTGCTTTTCAGGTTGTGGCGTGTAGCCAACATTGAGCGCGTCAATGTCTATACCATCATGCTCGTTGATTACAGCAAGTGCTGTTTGGAATCGCTCACTACGCAGTGACTTAACCCATGTCTTGCTTGCCCGTTTTATTATTGCTTTCTTTTGCATTTCTTCTTCAAAGTCAACCCACGGACATTGCTTTGCTTTTCCTTGCTTGTAAGCCACCCAAGCAGGTGATGAGTCGCGGATTTTTAATAACTGTTCTATGGTCATTTGCTCAACCAAGAAATCACCGTCTGAAGTTTTGGCAATGCAATACCCGCCAACAACCTTTCCTCGCTCACCTACAAAAGAATTTCCGTTTCCGAAAGTGTGCAGCGGTTTATCGCATATACCACGATACTCGTACTGATCATTCTCGCAAACCATATTTGCTTTTGCCCATCGTATTGCGCCCGTATCTGTTGCCAGCTTGATCAAGCCTTTATAGGAAATATCCAAGATTATTGCTTTGTCACGCGGTACAAGAAAGGCATAACCCGTTGCTGGATTAAGTGATAAGCCTATTGCCGCAATGTTGACAATGGCGTTCCTGACTGATTCGGGATTGCTGTTTGCTATCCCCCATATATAGTCATTCTTTTTTAACGCTTGCATAGCGAACAACTGCTCGCTTTCCCAATTCACCGAGCCAACTATCTTGCTTATGTCGGTAAACTTTTTCTCCATTGAAAGTACAGATTCAACTGCCGGTGCTAACTGCTTTGTTGTGTCATTCATTTTGCTTCTCCGTTTAATCAAAAAAACGCCCGCCGGTTAAAGCGGGCATCGTTGTTATGCAGCAATGGCTAATGCTTTCCATTGCGATTGTGGCAACTCAATTATCTGCCCACCCATACGCTCAAAGTCTGTAGCGCGGTCATAGTCCTCAATGTCTTGAGAATGTCGCGTTAAGGCATTGAGCAATCCGTATGCGGTTAAATCACCGCCAGTTAGCAAGTGTTGAAGCACTCCACGCTTTTCGCTTTCTTGCAGCGTAAAATGTTTCTGTACCCGCTCGACAACTTCGATAGGGTCAACTTCCATAATCATTCCTTTAGTGCGCTGCATCTCGGCGACTATTGCATCGAATCCTAATTGATTGACTGACGCTCGAACCGTGTCTTGAACTTGCATCCAAAACGCTTTGTCCGTCATTGCCATAGTTTCAGGTCTGAAGATTTCCATTGCCGACTCGCCAATGCCGGATGCTTTTCCAACATGGTATTTTCTTGTTGCCATGTTACTGATCATACCATTGAGGCATACGAGTCGAAACACCAACGGCTCAACCCGCAAACTTCCGCTTCCGATTTCTGAATTAGAAATTACTACGCCGCTTTGCACAATGTCGCCTTTAGCAACTTCGCCCTGTATGCGCGGAAACAATGCCTTGATATACATTCGCTTGTCCGTCAACTCACTGGACACTATTTGCATATCAGGAGTTTCTTGCAATACAGGCAACACCGCCTCGGCAAGATCATAATTATCAAGTGCGCGGTAACGGTCAGACAAGAATGCACGCGCCGAACCATCAAGCGTTCTGATCATTCGTTTAGCAGGGTCTTTGTGCAACCAATGGTTTGCATTAGTGGCGCGTAACTCCGCTGGCATTTTGTCCCAATACTTTTTGGGTATGTCGCAGTGTGTAGCAACCTGATTAGAACAATGACTCGTCATGCTCAACGCGCCTTGCCCGTCAATCAACAACTGACCATCATCACTCAAAGACAACTTGCGGCTGTCCGCTACAAAGTCGCGCTTGGCTGATTGTTGACGGTCAAGTTCTACTGCTAACTGCGTAAGTGTTTTACCTGTTTTCATAATCATCTCCGTTTACATTAAGTTTCTGTTTCGTCCTTTTGGACTCATCAGTGTTGATACACATCAACAAACAGCGGCGCGTCCGTGCGCCACAATTCATCCTTAAAAGTTAATTGGCAAGTGTGTTGCGATTTGTTGCGCCAAATTGACTGTACCGTACTTTCGTATTTTATCCTCCCACGCCTCGTAAGAAATACTGTAGGTGTATTTTCCATTGCTTACACAGATAAAGTTACCGCTGCTGGTAAATGTATAACCACGCAACTCTATAACTGCGTTTGCCACATCGGTAAAGGTTCGAGTTTTGTCTATCATTTCTTTTCTCCTTTTAAGAAACTTTGAAGGTGTCGCAAACAACACCAAGTAGATGATCATAACTTCCTGACTTGGCATCATCCATAAATGTTTTTATTTCTTCTGCCGTGCAATCGTTCTCTCTCATTGCATGCTGGCATCGACCAAGTATTGCGAAAGCGTTTCCATCTTCGCCTACAAGTTTTACTTTTACTTTGTTGAGTGGCTTCTTCATCATCATTCTCCTTTTGTGGTTGGGGTTAAAATTTTATAAACTTCTTGAAACAGTGCTGGCAGCAAAACCTTATTGATTCTTTCTGCCATGTCCTTATCTTTAATCGCTTCGGGGTTGTCGGTTGTAGTCAAGTGACTGCCGCCTCTGCCCGTTACTTCGGCACATTCTTGAAGCGTATAGAACGACTGCATTAAGTCAGACAGCTTCCAACTTTCGCTTTCTGATAAAACAGTTTCTTTTAATACCTGATTGATATGGTGCAAGTATTTTCCATCGCTGTCCTCTTTGTTAAGAAAGCCTTTCCAATGGGAATGAGAAGTAATATCTTTTGCAAATATAGGATTCGCTTGATTGGTATACACCTCTACATTTCCGAATGACCAATACCAACCGCATGACCACTCCGCTGCCTCAAGCCATATTAACTCGCGGTACTGATCACGACCAATTAAATACACATCCTTTCCATTAGGAAAAAATGCTTGCGTCTTTGTCTTTGGAAGATAAGTTGTAAGTGTTTGCATGATCATTCTCCTTGGCAGATTAAAACAAAATAGCGATGGCGTTGATCTTTCAGAAATTCAACGGTTGCGGGATAACGCTCCCGTACTATTTCCTCACTGTACTTATTCAACGCTTCCGCTTCTGGCGCGGTCAATATGTGTCCGGTGTATGTTCTGTATCCTGCTGATACAGGCGGTACGGCATCTGCTTGCATGATCACGCTCCTTCTTGATTGGTTGTCTGTACGCCTTTTTCACTCGCCCTTCTCTTTGTTGCTTGTCGCTCATAGTGTCGCGCCTCATTGCTCTGCCGCATCTCGTTTATCACGGCTTGCAACTGATCAATCGTTGACTCGTTAAATTCAACAACTCCTTCTTTATTCAATACCTTCAGAAGAAATATCGCGTCCAATGATATTGAGTAGCAATTATTTATTGGCACACGACCATTGCCCGCAATTTGTCGCACAATAGAAAAACTGCTTTCGTGTATCGAATCAAGCGCACTGATTAAATTACTCATGTTGATCTCCACTTATAATCGCATAAAGATTCTTAACTGCGAGTGCTGCTTCATCTCGCCGTTCTTCTGCCCACTTAATGCGTTCCACAATATCGTGACCAGTAACAAGTATTTCTCCTGATGAGTTTGACTTATATAACGGGATACAAAAAACCTTCCCGTGGTAATTGCTATCAAGGTGGACAACATTCTCAACACGGTTGAGGTTATATGTTTTATTCAATTTATCTTGTAAGTCATTCATTTTGAATCTCCTTTTATCCGTTACGAGAAAAACTGCCCATCACTGGAACAGTCGTTTTTTTGTTTTCGTTTACCAATCGTTCTCCGCTTGGCGTGTACAGTAAAACTTTTTTGTCCTTTGCATATCGAGCAATCGTTCCATCATTTAGTTGAATAACATCCACGCCGGTGAAAAGCATTTTCAATTCAGCAATGGTTCTTGTTGCTACCAATGTGTCGCGCATAACCTATCTCCTTTTGGTTGGTTGATTATTCAATCTCGGAAGTGATGTTTTGTATTTGCCGCAATGCAGTGAGCTTTTCTTCCATTATAGGCAGACCACCTGCTTCATTTACAAACTCAATCATTTCTTTTATTTTTTCCACGCCTCCATTATCCGTAAGCAAGTCCATACCTTCTTCAACTTCATCCGAGCCGCCATACTCTTCACACAACTCCATAAACTTTTCGATCCCGTCCATGCCGCCAAGCTCGTCTACCTTTTCCATAGTTTCCCTTACCGAGTCAATGTCGTTCTCTCTTTCAAAAAATTCCAATCTATCAATCGCTTCGTCCGTGCTTATGTATTTTAGTTTTTTCAATAACTCTTGGATGTTATTTGGCGATATATCCAGCTTTGTCATTGTTTGGATGAATGCCGCTGCGTCATCAATACTAAATTCCGATTCAGCAATCGCCTCGGTAAGCAAGTCTTTTGCTCTGACCATTTCTCTGACTACTATTATTTCTTCAAGGATTTGTTTTTGAGTTGTAATTATTATTTCTTCATTGGTGAAAGTTTCTTGCGTGGTGTCGTTTGCAATCATATTGCTTTCTGAATTTGCTACACAGATTGAAGTCGTTGCTGTATTCATCTCGGTATCTCCTTTTGAATTATAAACAGAAAGGTTTGCTTGATTATTACTGCACACAAGGTTGGAGCAGTCCGAGCAATCTATGCAAGCGTCACAGCCAGTACAATACTTGCAGCCTTCACAGTTCCAGCATCCATTGTTTGTTTCGTTATCGTTTGAAAAATCTGGATGACCATGTGCAAACTCAAGAGTCACACCGTTTATCAACTTGTCTGCACGCTCAAGAAATTCTTTGTGGCTTTGGAAAATTTCGGTTCTCATTTTGCATCTCCTTTTACTATTGATAATAAACGACAAGCTCCAGCCAATGTTTCATCAAGGAATTCTTCTTTCTTTCCATTGACCATTGCCACCAATAACCATCTGCCATTTTGGAACTTCGCTATCATTTCCATTTTGTATCTCCTTTTGGTTTGTCGGGATTGATTAACTCTGCTACGAGGTACGAAAGCAAAATAGAACCAAAGATTATAAATAACAATGTGCAAGCATTAAACAGCATATCCATTTCTCCTTAATAACAACGGACTGGTTGATCAAACAATCTGCCACCGTGTTTTAATCGGTTGCTCATGTTGTCGTATTTAACTTTAGAAATTGTTTCTCCTTCAACAGTATAGTAATTATCATCCGCTTCCAGTTTTATAATCTCCTTCCAATAATCACTCGGAGAATTAAACTTTTCAAGCGTATAAAAAATATCACCTTCAAGACCTTCTGTTGTGATGATTGAATAAATATACTTCATAACTCACTCCTTGTTTATCTTTGGGAAGTTTGTTTCTACATATTGTAAAAACGGGTCTTGCTCCAATTCGTCTTGCTCTTGCGCCAATATCTCAAGCACCGTATTGGCAGTGATTCCCATAATGATAAAAGCTAATGCTCGTTCCGAGCCGCTCATTCTATTGATATACTCGGACAATGATTCCATGCTGTTGTGCGTGGCAAACATATTAGACTTTCTATCTCGTAAGTTACTCATGCTGCTATCTCCTTTTGGTTGTGGTTAATTGTTTCCGCTTCAAGCATTGCCATAACTTGTATATATTGCCGCCTAATCGCATCACCATAGTATCGCGCTTCAAAATCAGTAGCGCGTTTTTTCATTGCAAGCTCTCGTATCATGCTGGTGTGATAATCGTTTAGGAATCCGTAGGCGACATGCCAACCGCATTTAACTATGTTGGCATCCACGGCATCACAAATAGCATCATTCAACTTCATCTTCAAAGCGTGTGCGCCATTTGGATTGAAGTATTCAAACTTCAGCAAGTCAATGTTGCTCCAATGCTTGTTTGGCGCGGTTGCTTTTTCGCTAATGTGCAAATACTTTTCTAATCGGTTCATGTCTATCTCCTTTTGATCAGTGATTAAAATTCAAACGCAGTGAACAACAAACTTCCTTTCTTTACATATATGCACAAACTAATATCAGACCAATCATCCAACTGATATTTTTTCATCTCCCTACAATACCCAACAACTCGATAAACCTTTGCGGCATTCGCTTTTCGTTTTATCAGCTCACCTTTTAATGTTTCTACTTTCGCATAACCTTCCGGTATCGCTATGTCGTGTTTCATTTTGCTTCTCCATTTATAAATTTCCGGTTTCGCCATTCGTGGCTCATCAGCACAGACCATTATCTGTGTACCGCCCACAGTTGCACACATCCTCATGACTTCAACTGTGGAAAGTATTTATATGGACTGCGGCTTGTTACAAGGTAACTTCTTATCGCTCGTCAGTATCCAGTTGTTTATTTGCCTTGCCCTGTGACTCGCACTTGTTATGGGCTACGGCGGTGTGTTTCAACACCCTAACTAGATTGACCGCAAGCGATCTCCCCGTCCCGACAATATCCAGTGCCGTTCTGCTTTCGCGTTTTATAGCCCGTTCGCTTTTCGCGTGTACTGTCATCGCGACAGTGCGGGCGTCCATATATGCCGTGAGGCGATGGCGCGTTTTATTTTATGTATTTATTGGAACATATTAAAATCATATATAGCACCATGCAAACCAGCCTGTAAGTCATTGATTCTATTGACGTTTTTCTTCTATATTCTGGATTGACAAACCGGAAAACATCATTCTCAAATCATTGTTTTTATGGTCAGGGAACGGTTTTTTAGTTGTTTTTTTGCGATTAAAAAAGGGCGTTTTTTTGTGTGCATGATTACAACAACTACCGTCCGTATCGGGCATCCGAGATGGATATATTGTTTTGTTTTGTTTTGTTTTGTTTTGTTTTGAAACAATAAACTTTAATAGACTTTAATTAAATTTAATTGTGGTCGATCTATTTTCTTAATCGTTTGTTTCTATTGGCGTTTTTATTTTGTCGTGTTGTCGTGTTGCGTTTTGTTGGCGAATTGTTGGAGCATTATGAAAGTAATTCACTTTTGAATAATCGCTTATTTTCGAGTGTTGTTTTTTGCATGAAAATAGACTTCAAGAAACTTTAATTAAATTATAGTTTTGTTTTTAGTTCTTTTTTGCTTCCATAAGTAATTCATTATTGTATAATCCATAAACGAATCTAATCGCCAAAAGGAGATAAGTAATGAACGACTACAAACGAAACGCCAACACATACCTGCTACTTGATGCTTGGCAAAAACAAAAAATATCAGCGCAAGTTATCCACGATTACATTTCCGAACTTGTCGATAAAGCCGCAACAGTTAAGCGCGAGCTGACCGATGTAGAGTGTGACAGCCTGCGCCGCGCAATGTGGGACAGCATAGGCAATGCTGATAACAGTAACGCAGCAATCCGCAACTGGTACGCGGCACTACAGGAGCAAAGCAAATGAGAATCACAGAGGCTAAACTGATAAAACTTGGCGCTTGCGATGGCGAGTGGGGAAAGTATTTTGTTGGTAAAAAATCAGTAGCTGTAAAATTACTGTTAGATGCCGCTATAGCAGACGAAAGGTACTCGTATGCTCAATGGGTGCTGTCTCGCTTGATGACGAACAAACAGCAAATAAATTGGGCGGGTTATTACGCGGAGCAAGTAATTAAAATTTACGAAGATAAATATCCAGATAATCCAGCCTACGCTGCCTACGCTGCCTACGCTGCTGCTACCTACTCTGCCAAAGCTGCCTTCGCTGCTGAATACAAAACGATGCAGGAAAAACTCTTGCGCAAAGGGCTGGCAATTTTATTGGAGCAATCGAAATGACAGCGCCGGAAGTGATTTATATGCCGACTGATGTAAACGACAAGTTAATCGGGGATGATTATCAGGACTGCCGATACCATCCGAGCGACATAAAATACATCCACGCCGACAAGTACGGCGAGCTTGTGGCGGCTTTGAAGTTATGCAGAAGTTTATGCCAGCGTATGTCCGGAGGTAACTTAATACTGACCGACGAAATGATTTATATAGACAAAGCAATCGCAAAGGCGGAGCAACACAGCACAGCGGAGGGGTTATGAACTCAAAACAGCGCAGACAGAAACAAAAGTTTCTACACGGGATTGCACAAGGGTTAGCTAACCTGCACATACAGCTTGCAGACGATGCCGAAAAGCATGGCGACTTTGAGAAGTTGAAATATGATTTACGCGATTCGGGAAATTCACTGAAAGAACTTTTGCGTAACAGCACAACGGTGGTGTATAGAGATTTTCCAGATGACGCGCACGCGGTTGATAACGCTATCGCACAGATAGCAGCCCTACGCGCAGAGAACGAGAGGCTACGCAAAAACCAATTCGATCCAATGATACAAGGTTCTGCTGCTGCTTCAGAAGGCGCAATGGCTATGCTGGAGATTGTCGGAGAACAGATGGCGCGGCAGAAGGAAGAAATCGCCGCGCTGAAGGCACAGCTTGCATCACTAACACCACCACAGGGGGAATGAGATGCGGTTCTCACATATCGCTTACCACTGGTGTCCGCGCTGCCGTGATGTTTTGAAACCAGTAAAAAATAATTGCCAGTCATGCGACATAAGACCGGAGCTGGTAAAGGTTAGAAAGAAGCCAATTAAGCCATCTGTTTTTTTATATAAGGGGTTAAAGAAATGATTGAGGTAAGTTATTCATGGAACGGCAGAGGCAGTACCGGAGTGGAAATAAATGGATTAGATATTGGCGCGCATTGTTTGCGCTCAATTTATATGGAACGCGAGAACCGTCGAGTAATAAAAGTAAAAGGTTGGTCAAGCAGCGGACACTTCAACAATAGCAGGATTCACCCACAGTTTTTTTTAATCACGGACGATAAGGTTGTAGCCAACATTGAGTACGACAGAAGCGATATTCAAAAAGCCAAAGACCTTGTGAGTAATTTTATAATCATGGGTCAGATTCCCGTGGAATATAAGTTGTAGCTTTTAATAAAGGAGAATGAAGATGACAAACGAAGTAAAGTTGATTTGCATTACCGAAGAAATAGAACGCAGAAAAATTGAAGCGGACATTTCTAAAACCAATGTCATTGGAGAGCTGGCAAAAGAATTTAAGGTTGGATATACCACGATATTCCGTGCCTCAAAAAATAAAAATAAATTTTTTGTCAGCACGGATGACAATAAAAAAAGAGCATTGCTCAAGCGAGTCAGCCATGAAGTATAGCGCGGTAAAAACAGCGGACGGAAATCTAATCCCCGCTGGCAAAATAGACGCTGACTTTGTTGATCAGTTAGCAAATGGCGTGGTGTATCAAGTGGACGTTACACTCCCGCGAAACTACAAATACCATCGCCGGTTTATGGCAATGTTGCGCGTGGCATTCGACGCTTGGACACCGCCACTGCTTGAAGGCGAGTATGCTAAATATGGGCAACCGGACAAAGACTTCGACCATTTCCGCAAGGATGTTCTAATTGTTTGCGGGTATAGAAAACCCGTATGGTCAACCAAGTCAGGCGGTCAATTAAGATTCGATGCTGTTTCCATATCGTTCGCCACTATGGACGATGTTGAGTTCAAGGAAGTCTACAGCAAAGTTTCCACCTACCTGCTTGGAACATTCCTCACAACATACACCGCGGACGATCTTGACCGCGTGGTAAATGAATTGGTTGGTTTTATATGAGCCGCCCAATGTATGAGGACGAGATAACGCTTGCCGCACAAAGCAATGCCGTTCCAGTAATCGAGAAAGCGTTTCACTGTGAGGTTCATTGGCTGCGGAAGTATTATGAGATTGACTTTGCCGCCGCACGGCAAGGCAAGGTTGTGGCATGGATTGAATACAAGCGCAGGAATAATAATCACGACCAGTACGGCGATTACTTTGTAGCCTTCTCCAAAATCTGTTCGCTCAATACTCATGCAGTCAATAGCGGCATTCCTGCCTTTCTGGTTGTGCAATGGAACGATGGTTTTTTCTATCACAAAATCCAAGAGCCAAACACTTACGAGCTGAAACTTGGCGGGTGGAAAAACCAGCGTGACCCAACCGACTTTGAGCCGGTGATGCACATACCATTGGAACAATTCAGAAAGATGGAACAATGAAAGTCAAGATAAACACAATGAAACTAAACGGCACGCTTCACGGTTTGCTGCGTGACATTCAAGAAAACGATGTTTTGGAAACCGCTCATGTAATCGGTGGAACAGATGACCTTGTAGTGATACTGTCTGTCCGCAGCGTTGGCAAGCATGGAGGCAGAAGGTGGGGAATAATTGAAAACAACCGCTCAATAGAGCTAACCGAGGAATTGAAAAATGAAACCATGTAGCACTTGCAAGCAAGCTGAACCGCGCAAAGGACAAAGAACCTGTATGGCGTGCCACAGAAATTATATGCGCGACTGGAACTCAAAAAAGAAAAAGGTTTCACATGAAACAATAAACGAACCAGAACAAAAAATATCCGAGGTGTAATGTCGTGATACTGCACGCTCTTTATGTTGCTTGGATAATCGGCATGATTGCTACATCTTTTCACATGGTTGGAATCATTTGGGCAGATTGGGTTAGATATGGCGGCACAGCGAGAAGGTGGGAAGTGTTGCTGACCATGCTAATTTGCTCGGTTTTTACGGTGTTTTGGGTGGTTTTTTGGTTTGTTTTTATTTTGAAAAAACGAGCAATGAGAAGGCGCGTAGGCAGGTTCTATCCATGATATGCGGAATAGACATTGGCTTGTCAGGTGGAATTGCTTTCTTTGAGCATGGCAGACTCGGCAGCGTGTTTGATATGCCAGCCAAGCCTACGCCGTGGGACAAAGGAAGGTGCGTTGACTCATTGGCACTGCATGACATTCTAACGCGGCACAGACCAGTCTGTGCATTCGTGGAGCGTGTTCACGCTATGCCAAAGCAAGGAGTTTCATCCATGTTTACTTTTGGCATGAGCTTTCAGGCAGTGCTGTCCGTGCTTGAAGTGATGGGCATTCAATACCAGTTGGTCGAACCAAAGGCATGGCAAAAAAACTTTGGTGTCGTAGGAAAAACAAAGGAAGGCAAAAAAAGCGCGGACATTGTGAAAGGTTTTTATCCGTGTGCGCCGATCTATGGAACAAAAGGCGGCATTAAAGATGGACGGTGTGACGCTATTCTAATCGCGCTTTACGGCGGGTCAAAGTTGTTGAAACAGTAATCAGATAAGCGTTCCTTTTTTGTGGTCGCTTTCAAAGCTGGAAAAACTACTGTCACCAATCTTCTTGATAATGTGCGGGATATTGTTTCTGTATATTCCAATCTTGTGGTTATCTGACATTGCCGCTTGCCGGTCATCGCAATCAATGTCGCAGTACCCGCCGTCGATTAAATCTTGGTACACGCCAAACACATCACAATGCCTGTCCGTATCTTTATCAATCAAGTGATCTTCCTTTCCACCAAAAGAAAAAATAAAAACAAAATTCTTTGGGAATTTATTTGCCATTGACTTGATAAGCGACACCGACTTTGTGTAAGCGTAGAACAATTTATCAGGATGCGAATGAGCAATCCACGCCCACGCTTCAGCATATTCCATAGAGAAGAAATCACCAGCATCATGCACGCGAATATACCCGCTTGCGTACCGCTTGTGGTTTAGCTCGGTATTCATTGCCTCACGAAAGGCAGACAAGTCATTCAATACCATGTCCAGCTTTTCACGGTGCGCTTTCTTTACATTACTGAATTGGAATGTTCCAGTCTTTGCGTAACAGAACGAACCGCAGACACCAGCCTGTGGACAGGTATAAAACTTATCACCGTTTTCTGTTGTCACAAAATGCGCGGGCAATGTCCACGCCCACACGCCGTTCTTTTTTAGGTCTGCATTTTGAGTAAGAAGTTTCATGTATGAATCCGGCACGGCTCACGGGTGAGCAATCCGATTACCGTGCCGAACACACCTGAACAAGTTACGCGGGAGGTGTCCACGGTGTCAGCGGCTCAATGTGCAGGAAGCCAGAAGCCGCTTCATTCCATTGCGCTGTTTCTGCATTGCTAATCGCGCTGCACATTGGCTGAACACGCTCTGAAATTTCTGCCGAGCAATTTCCGAACTTCAATGCCTTGCTATCAGGATTACAAGTCCCAACAAACTCCATAGTCACACCGCCGTGAATGACTACGCCTTTATAAAAATGACCGTGCAGCGTTACCGGTACGCAGACATTTAGAACATCGTTCAAATCTTTACTCATATCCCTTCTCCATGTTGTAAAAGTTAATGACCGTTTTTCCGCATGGTGGTCAGCCACTTAAACCGCTTGGGTCGGTTGCGAATTATTGTTTGCCGCGTGAATCGCTCCATCCCATTGTTAAGAGTGAAAGATCGTTGGAAACATTAGTTGTAAACTTCCATTTTATTAGGCTATTTGAATCTGTTTGAACAGATAGATTGGTCTGACCAACCCAACTGCTTACCGTACCATTTGATGCAAGTTGAGAATTTGAAGATGTTTGAACAGCCGGAGCTGTCGCTTGCTGGCTTCCCAACCATAAATACATAAGCTGACCACCACCACCGGCAGCCGCTCTCGCATTTAGACTAGCGCGTGTAGATGGCGGTGCAGTAACAAGTCTTGGAGTAGAAGCAAAAGACAATTGAGCTCCATTAGCAAAATCACTCACATAATCAACCCACTCAAAATTATCGCCTGTTTGAGTAAACTTAACTATTACGCCTGCGCCATAACGAATCCAGCCAATCTGCCGATACTTGTTATAACCAAGTGAGCCAGCATTAGCACCATTCAAAAGAACAGACGCGCCAGAGTTTGTATCGAAACCAATATCTATCTGAAGTGTAGGCTTCTGAATAGCGAAAACTCTGTACCAAGTGTTATTCGTCAACGCTACACCAACAGGCATACCGCCTACAGGAACGGCAGGCGTTCCACCTTCTGCCCATGCCGCCGTTATTCTTTTACCAAGTGTACCCGTCAAGTCAAAGTTTACTGTGTTGCCAGAATCTTTACACTGACCGGCAGAAATATCTAAATCACTTGCAGGTGTTGCGGCTGTATTGTTTGAAAGAATAAAGCCATCAATATAATTTCTTGACACACCGTTATTGATTACTGCGCCGCTTGCTTTCTGTAACACCATCGCACCAAGACCGGCATTAAAAAGCGGGTCGTAGGTAAGTGTGTATCGGTTGCTTGCTATAAAATCATTGGCAATTAAAGGCGCGTCGAATTGGTCGCGCACTGGTTTAATGCCAAGCGTGGCAACATTTATAGTAACTGGACCAGCTAAATTTGAGTTAGCAGCTTTGAATCGAACTTGCATACCAGACAGATAGGCTGGTGGTGCTTGAATCGTTCCAATAGTAGACAAGACAATAGCGTTTGCCGTGCCGGATGTTGAATAGAAATCACCCACCGCAGCATAACCAGAAACGCCTTTTCCAAGTTGATTAAGGTCTGCGCTTGTGAGTGATTGACCAAACGCCACAATGATATTCTGTAATTCACTTGGAACTTCGTTCCACTCCGCAGCCGATAATTGACCGCCGGTAACTTTATCGTTTAAGTCTTGCATTTATTTTCTCCTGTTAAGCAAAGTCGTCGTTGAAGTCAAGGTTAAATTCAGTCGGTGGCGGTGGTGGAATTGGCGCGGGGTCAGTGTTCCAGAACAGCAAATCAACATTAGCAGGAACAAGACGGCGAAACAAACACTCAATGATATTGGTAACGTTGTTTCCAAAATGAATCGGATAGGTATAGGTAAATTCGTATGCCTCGGTTACAGCATAGCGAACAATCATAGTAAACCGCGCCGCACGCAGATCAGGAAAAAACACCATTGGGAATGTATAAGTAAACGCGCCATAGGTTATGCCGTGTTCTATTGTAATAACCACGCCAAACAGTAATGCCAGATTGATAAAGTCCAATTCTGTTTGAACACCGAGCGCGGCAAGTTTAATCAGAATCTGTTGCCGCCTTACCTCAATGCTTTCATTAGTGCTGAAACAGCCGTCCGGTATTCCTACCGTTTTTTCCCACTCGTCAATATACGCGCTGCCTGTTTGGATATTTAATTCTGAATCCATGAGGCATAGCAAAGCCTCGGCATCCTGTGTTGTGTGCGACAACCCACGCAAGAATTGACGGTACAAAGAGTCGTTCAAATTTTTTGCAATAAACAGCTTACCGTTAGGCAAAAAATCAGCCATCGCTTGAGTATTCTCCTCAAGGTCGTGGCAAGTAAAAATGGTTTCCTGAATCATGCAAATGTTACCGAACCGAGTACAGGATATTGATTAGCCGCGCCGCCAATGTTTCCAACGGGACTTGATAGAACAAAATCAATTACCAGTGCGCCAGTTGAAGCATCAATAGCGGACGCTATCGCATAGTTATACTGCGTGGCTGTCAACGCTACGCCTACCGTCGCAAAATCCTCAAACAATGCTTTAAGGTTGGCTGCTATTGCCGCCTTCATTGTAGGAGTGTTAGGCGTTACGCTGGTAAAAACAAAGTTGGCGGTGGCTGGCGAGGGAGCAAGAACGATTACATCGGCATCCGCTGTATGCGCTGGCTTAATCAAAAGAATTTTCTGCTTAACCTCTGCCACTTCGCTTGCTTCAGGTATCGGGCTGGCATCGTTTCTGCGTACAAAATAAATCGTTACCTGCCCAACTTGCGGCGTGATCTCATCAACAAAAACATCCGTTACACCGGCAACCTTTTTTGCTTGAGAAATAATTGCAGACGCATTGAATAACGCAACCGGATTCTGTATCCGCTCAAGCATTCGAGTACGCAGTGAGTCGAGTGTTTCCTGATCTGAACCGCCACCAATCGCGCCAAAGTCAACTCGCGCATTAGCGTCCACACCAATAATAGGAGTGGAGAATTTTAGCGAGGCATTAGCAAGCTGGTTCTGTGACTGACCAAACTCGATTGACTGCACAGTGAAGGATGCCATTACCACAGTCATCACGATAACGCCTGTACCAACAGGCGCGAATGATGGAATGGCGTATGTAAACTCGTCTGTTCCAATTACTGTGATGGTGAATGTTCCGTTATATTGCGCCTGTGCCGCACCGGAAATCGTTACAGACTGACCAGTGAATAACGGGTTATCGCTTGAAAGTTTTGCAGTAGCAACCAAGCCGATTGAAGTAAGCAAAATAATACTCACTACAATCGTGTTAATTTCTGCCGCAGAAGTTGTTTTATAAAGCGTGCCATCGGATGCGACAAGCTGGCTACTCAATGGAATAACTGAACCAACGATACCAGTTGCAACCATGCCGCCGTCTGCCTGTGTTGCTGGCAGTAATAGAATCCCCCAAATAGACGCCCACAGTTGTAGCTTTTCTTCAGCGGTAATTGGCACGGATTCTAATTCAAGAATACGCAACTGCTTGTAGAACTCAAACACGCGCCGAGCATTAGCGATTGCTTGTGCGCCCATCCACGATTCTTGCAGAAATGGATTGGCTGTAGAAGGAAGCTCTCTCGCTAAATCAGCGAGGCTTCTTTCTTCCATCTGTTTAGGGTCTGTCGGTATAACCAAAGCCACCAGTATTCTCCCATAGCGTATAGTTTCTTGACTCGACTGACGAATCAAACCTTACCATTCTAATGTTTGCTACAACTGCGCTGGCATCAATATCTCGCCTCGTTGTAACAATGATTTGCTGCAAGTATCCAAAGTCTACCAGCCAAGCCAGTGCTTGCTCAAGGTAATCCCGCGCACGGTTCACAGTGTTATTGGTCAAGCGTGTCTGGTAAAGAAGCCACAGCTTGCTTCCAAGTTCCACGGGGCGATTGAAGTCGCCAATCCAACCTTCTCTTGCGTAGCTTTCAGGCACTTCTGTTGCTGTGGCACGCCGATTACTGCCAAAGATTGAAAGCAGTATTGCCGTATTAAACGAGTCGGTTTTTTTGAAGTCGCCTGAATCGTCTAATTCAAGATCAAAATAACCAAGCTCACTACCATCACCAAATTCTATGTCTGTATATCTCGTCATGTGACCACTCCTGTATTAGATGGACCGACCATCACGCCAACATGAGTATGGGTGTTGCTTATGTTTTTATTGTTAGAGCTTAACTTACCGTGGAAATCAGTATCACCGTTCACTGTTAGCTTTGAATTTATAGTTATCTGTGTTGCGTTTATTGTTAGGTTGTTCAGATTGATAACTGCATCTACACCAGTGATGGTAATGTTTTTAACTGTTTCAATTAAATCTTTGGCAATTACTATTTCCAAGTCGCCATTTTCTTTCATATACATATAAGTTTTGGCGAGCATATTTTCCAAAACCACTTCGCCAGGTTTCAATCCTCTCTTGCGTAGGCGTGGAGTGAACGGAATGCCGAGTCTGTTCTGCTCTTGCCCTTGCACTTGAAAAATTGCAACAAGCGTTTCCTTGCCTTCAGGTGGGCGAGAGGTTAATCCATACGGCTGAACCAATGGCACATTAGCTGTCTTGCCAAGGTAAGTCATCTGCGCTTGTGGGAAGTTTTCAGTGTCATCAGTGTTAAGTGTGACAAGACCCATTTTAAGCTGGTTGCGATCTTTCATAATAATTGAAAGCCTCCATCTTTCTTTTTCTTCTTATCAATTTTTTTCTCATTCAACTGCAAAGTGAACGCATCCTTTTCCATCATGTCGAACTTGGTTGTAGAGCCGCCAACTTCAACTGACATAGAAATAGACTTTACCAGCATGAAGTCATTTATATCTGCAAAGTAATCATTCACAAATAAAAGACGATCAACCTTAAACGGCTCACCAGTATCGGGTAAACCAATGCCTTCAACGGTTGCGCTATACACTCTGCTACGCGCCTTTCTAATGTTGGCTTCCCATTGTGCGCGTAACTGACTTTGCTCGGAATTAGACGACTGTTCGGCAACAAGATATAGAACGCGGCTTTTTCTTATCTCATTATCAAAGACAGTAATGCCTTCAGAATTAACTGTGTCATCCATGTCTTGATCTTCAAAGTTATTTAACCCTGACAAATTGGATTGACTGACCACGGAATACTGACCAAATCTATCGGCATCGTTATAGGTTGAGCTGGCATCAAGAACAGTGTTGTTGCCGTTGTTGAGCGTATTGATAAGCGAATAATTCATCTCAACACCGCTTGCTCGTAGCAACAGCATATCCCCATCACCATTTTCGGAAATCAATACCTGCCTTTTCCTTGCGTATTTCTCAAGAAATTCAAACGCGCCTTGACCAGCCTCAACCGAAACAATTTCTTCTGCTGTGTATGGCTGAAAGGCATCAGGCGGCAGGTCGGTAAGCACTTTCATATCAACACCAAGAAACGCAATTACTTGTTGCGCTACATCAACAAGAGTTGCCGGTGGCTGAACTTCAATAGAGCCAGCGGAAAGCGTGCTATCAACTAAATCAGAACCTTTGCCTCTGCCTTGAATCTGCAACTCGTGATCTGTTGTCGAGTACGATGGGGAAATTGATTCCACCCATCCAGTCATTATCGCTTCTTTGTTTGAAACTATGCGAACACTTGCGCCACGACGAATAGGAAATGCCTTTGCTTCTGCCGCAGTTGCAGTGAAATCAAATTTTCCAGTCGCTTCATCCATGCTTCTTGAAACATTTATTTTCTTGAATGTTGTAAACGGTACGCCGTCCACTTCCATAGAAATCATATTGTAAGAACCTTCATGTTGTCGGACATAAAAGTTAAGTTATCTGCCTGTGGTCTATTCAACTGCACCAGCTTATCGACAAGCGCATCAAAGTCATCCACCGCGCCATAGTAGCGATAGGCAACAACAGAGAGCGGAACGGTTTTAATCTTTATCACTAAAACCTGCGAGGCATTTAACTTGGTTTCCTCTAACCATTGATTGACCAATGCTCGCATTGTCGTGAGCTGTTCGATTACTTCTTCATCTACAAATCCACTATTGACCATCTTGGTATACTGCGTTTCCATTAGCTCTTGCACTGTTTCAATTTGGTCAACAGAATCAAAAGCCGCTTCCGAGGCAACCTCGTAAGTCAATCCAAGATAGCTTGCTTGTGTTCCATAAGAAACGACATTGGTGTTCTGCGCTATTTCTACGCGCTGTACAGTTGTTGGCGTTGGTCGTGTGATGTTGTCGCCAAAGTTAAACATCCGTTGGAATACTTGTATTGCCGCCGCTTCGGTTGTGTACAGACCGGCACTCGTATTCATTAAGCTAATCATGCTGTCTGCCAAGTTCTGTGGAACTTGAATCAGTGAGGTAATGTCCGTGTTGAATTGCTGCAACTCTGCCGCGTAAGCATTCACTTCACTTTTTATTTGATTGAATGTAGAAGTTGCTGAAGCAAGTTGCGCGCTGAAAGCATCAAGATTTGCTTGCACAGCCTTGAATGCTTGAGGTGCAGCGGCTTTTAGCTTTGCAATGATTGAATCCTTTATCGACAACTGCACCTTCTTTCTCTGTTTTTTTATTGCTGAAAGAGATGGCGATTGTGGTTGTGGATTTGTGAAGCGGTCAGAAATATCAAACTCTAACTCGATTGAAGAATAGCCAAGATTCTTAAAGGTTTCGTTGATTGTCCAATTACGCGCCACAACATCCATGCTGCCAGAAAAGAACGGGTGCGATAGTGTACCCAAGCCGCCTTTCTCAAGTGCGGCAAGAAGCGCATCACGCTTTTGAAAATATGTTCTTTTATCTGTTGGTGTTTCAGCATTTATAAGCGCGGATATTTTATAGTTGCGCGGCAGAAAACCTAAATCTTCAATGCTTTGCTTATTGCTGTTTGGGTATTCGTGCTTCGCTTGTTTACGACCACCGCTTGTTGTTGCAGACAAAACAAGAAACGATGCGCCGCGAAAACTTCCGGCAAATAAGTCGTCAAGAATAACCGGCATTACCCTGCCCCTGCCATGTTCTTGCCAGTAGGCATATCAACACCATTACCAGCAGCGGACACTGACTTCAGAACGCCTTTAGGGTCATTGACATTTATCTGAATCTCGCCAGTAACAGGCTTGTCTTTGCCCATGCCAACAAGATCAGCGAATGATTGGCTTTCAGGCAGTATTGCTTTCATCTCTGCACCAAAATCTACCGAACCACCACTACCAATGTATGCAAACACAAGCGCGAGAAGTTTTGCCGCCTTACCTAACAAGCCAATTAACTCAACAAACGCGCCAACAAGTAAACCAATCAACTGAACGATGCCAGAAATAGCCATACCAACTAAACCAAAGGCAGCTCCAATTACTTGCAAGCCAGCGGGGTCAAGCGTGTCTATTTGTTGTTTCATTCTGTCAAGGAAGTCGCCCATTAAAGACATACTGCCTTCATCGAATACCATCACAAGTTTTTCTTGCACGGTTGCCTTTAGTTGCGCCCATTTTGCAGAAACAGATTGCATCCTTATTGCAGCCTGTTCACTTGCAATGGATGTTCCAGTAAGGCTTTTTGTATAAGCATCCATTGAGCCAGCAGAATTCATAAGAATAGTGGCAACATCCACATTCTCTAATCCAACCAACTTCATAAGTTCCGCTGTTCTTTTTGCGGGGTCTTTTACTTTCTCAAGTGATGTTTTGAGCTTTCCAAACATTCCATCAAGACCTTGCTTGCCAACTGTATAACCTTTTGCGCTTAACTTCATAAGAACAGCAGCCAATCCTGTGCCAGCCATTTCCGCTTTGATACCGCCATGAGCAAGCGATTCAATCATTGAGTTTAACTGTTCAAAACTTGCACCGGACATTTTCGCGGCAACGGCAGACTTGATTACAGCCCTGCCAGTTTCATCAACTTCAGACGAACCGAGCTTTGCTTCTGCCGCCAACACATTTACAAATCGAGCCGCTTGATCTGCACCAGCACCCATCTGGTTAAGCGATTCAGCAACAACCCGCGAGGCTGTCGCCATGTCTACGCCAGACGCTTTTGAAAGTGTCATTACTTCTTTGGTAACGGATTGAAGCGCAGGTATGTTGGACAGAAGTTCTGGCTTCGCACCACCAATCAACTTCATGCCTTCCATTACATCCGTTCCACTTTGACCAAACTGTTTTCCCAACTTCATTGCAGAATACTTCAACGATTCAAGGTCAGTACCAGTCGCGCCAGTCAATGCAGAAAGCTCAAGCAATTTATCTTCAAACTCGGTCACATAGGCAACAGAAGATTTAAGTCCTTCAAGTGCAGCAAATCCACCTGCCAACATACCAATGCCACTTATCAAGCCGCCCATGCTTACAGGTTTGGATAATGGAGAAATTGCGGCTTGCATTTCTTTCGATGCAGCCGCCATTTTTTTGACAGGTTGAGTAAACTGATCTATCGCTTTATAGATTACCGATACATTGAAAGCCATAACTCACCGCCTGTTTTTCTGTTTACGGATTGCTTCTTCTTCCTCCCTGCCAATCCGTTTTGCTTCTCTTAATAATCTAGCAACCTTTGTCAGCGGTTGACGCTCTAAATACTCAAGCGTTAAGCCACCATCATAGAACCGAACCAGTCGCAGCATACACGCTTCTATTTCTTGCTCTGTTTCCGTAGTGATGATGGTAGAATAAAATTTGCAAGGTACTCTCCCATCAGAGCATCAGTATCATCTGGCGACAAATCATCCCACAGCTTGGCAGTGATTCGTTCCTCGCCTTCAACCAAGCACGAACCTTCGCACATGAATTTTCTAAAGTCGTCATGGAACTGAACCATGTCTGTTTCAGAAGTAAGCATCATCATCATTACATCAGAACCGGCAATCGTAGACTCGCCTGTATCCTTCTGTGCTGGCTGTTCTGTTTTGTTGGTAGCGATATTAGCCATAGCTCTGTGAAGTGCTTGCTGTAGCTTTACGCGGTGTCTGGTGTGTGCATTCGTTGGCGCAGTTAAAACAAGCATCTGTCCTTGCTTTGAAGTGCCTTGGTGGTGGTAGGTAATTTCTTTGGAAAGTAAAAATTCTATTGAATCGCCGTTGCTCATGTTTGCTCACTCCGAAAATTAGAAAGGCGGCTTTTACACCGCCATCCCGTTTGACTATTAAATAGTCGCCTTGTCTGCTTTGAACTCAACTTCTATAACACCATCCGCTGACAGTGAAACTTCATAGTCACCAGTCAATGCAGCGTTATTGAATGTCCGAGTCAACGAACCTTCGAGAACAGTTGCAGTGACAGCGATAACATTCTTGTTGGCGTTTGTTTTCCACTCACGCGCCAGTGCAATGTTGGCAACTGTAGAACGCAAAGAAAACTTGACCATAGCAAGATTGGTTTCCACATCGTTGGAATAAACCTGCTCAAGCACGCCGCCACCTGCCGACTGCACAAGAACAGATTGCTCCCCGTAGCCTTCAGTAAACGAAAGCGAATTTGGAACAATGTTTACTCCCACATTATTTACAATAACACTGGCATCCGATATTTGCGTCTTACTCATGGCTTAACCCTCTGCCGTAAATGCTATTTGGATTGTTGCAAGAATGACTCGCAACTGTGTAACGATTGGAACAATCATCTGCACCGTGGCTTTACCTTGTGCAAGATCAAGAGTAACAAGCAAATTCTGCTTGTAAAACTTCAACGCAGTTTCGCCGTCTTGAACCAAAACGATATTGGCAAGTTGTTGATACAACTGCGTGCAGAACGCTTCAATGACTGCACCGTTCGCCATTGCGCGACCAGCAATCAATGCGCCTTCAGTCAAACGACTTTGGGCAAAGCGTGCTTTTAGGTTGTTAAAATAAAACTCACGAATGTTGCTTGAGGTTTGCACATATTCCAAATACTTGAAAGTAATATCGGGATTGCTTGCAACATCAGTCTTATAAGTTGTCAGCACTTCGCCAAGCAATACTTCATTGTTGGAAATGTTATTACCAACAATCGAACCACCTGACTGCTTGATAAACTCTTGCTCCGGTGCAGTCCATCCATCTTTTACATTCATCAATGGCAGATCAGGAATTGGCGTATTGAAGAACGGAAGCGATGCAAGAGCAGACGAACCAAAGCGATCAAGACCGCCTTGCCGTGCAATAACAAATCTGCCAATAGCTGCACCGTCAGTCAATCGCAATGCACTGATACTCGCAATCTGTGCAGCGGTGGCGTATGGAATCTCAAGAATCGCGCCGCCTTTATGGGTCGCGGTGTTTACAAACTCATCCGCAAACACGCAAAGACTTTGACTGTTTAAGGCATCAAGTGTTGCAAGCGCACCTGAAAGCGTATCATCAACAAGCATGAAAGCAACACCGTCAAGAATGTTGTTTGAAACATTCCAGCGAGAATCAAGTTCGTTCTTGATTGTGTCAATGTCATCCGTGTATGCCCAAAGATATGTCTGGTAACGCTCATCTTCAATAACATCAAATAAGCCGGTAAAAGATGGGTCAATCAAACCGCCGGACATTGGCGTGGCAACTACTGCGCTCAAGCCAACTACATTTTTAACTGACAATTCCAAGCCAATAGTGTTACCAACCGTGCCGCCATTTTCTGCGGTGATGGTAATTGCACCAGCGGTGTTGGAGCAGGTTACAGGAACAGTTGCGTGGGCATTGATAGCAATAGTCAATGTTGTAGCAACGATGCTTGGAGTATCACCAACCGCTACAGGGATTTGGAATCTGTAATCAACTTTTGAGCCGATATAAAAAGTAATCAATCCGGCAACAGTTGCGGCAGTACCAGCAATGGTCATCGTGCCAGTAGCTTGAACCGCCGAGCCATTATCATCAAGTGCAATGGCATCGAGTCTGGTCACTGTGTTGTAGCGGCGCACATTGCGACACTGACCGGAGAGCATAGACTTCGCGCCAAACAGCGTGTCCCATGAATTATCATTCTGTATCTGCGTTACAAGTGCGCCAGATACCGCTGTTCCGCCAGCGAGTTTCTGTCCGATAGCAAGAATGCGCTGCGGCTTATTACCGACAAGCGTATCCGAGCTAACCAGCGCAATGGTTACTTCCGGTTCACGAATTACTGTTGCCATTATCGGTATCCTCTATCTTGGTTGATTGGGTTTTCGTTTTTTGTTTCACGCTTTCTTGTGCCGCAAAGCGAATACAGTTATCTATTTTCATATCCTGAATCCGTTTGCGCCAGAATCTATCAAGCGCAATTCCATCGCTATCAATCTCAACATTTACCAGCGTGCCTACTGGCTGGTTGTTGATTCTTTTCAATATCTCAATCTGCACTTTCATCTAAAGCTCTCCGGTTGCTAATGGTTTCAGGTTTATGGGAACTCGTCAAGGTCAACGGGCAGCACGGTGTAAGCCGTCACATCGCTAAACTGGTTGCGGATGGACAGGTCAATGTCACGGAATGCTCTGTCGAATGACTCAATGGCTGTATCGCTGCTTGTTATCATCAAGACTTGCTGGAATGAAAACTGATGGACATACACCACGCCATTGAAAGAAACAAACCCGTCACCGGCATAGGTAACACACGATTCACCTTGCGCTGCCAAGTCGGTTCTAAACTCAATGCCAAGCAGTGTCTTAAAGATTGGAACACGAATATCCTCAATCATATCCCGCGCCAAGCGACCATTGGTTTCAGTCAGCACTTCGCCTTTGTTTGGAATGATTATGTAGATAGCAAAATTGGAAATGAGTTGTTGGGCAAAATCCATCTGTCTGCCTTGCTGCGTCAGTGCATCGTTCAGTGTGCGCCTGTCTTTGTTGGCAACATTATCTTCCAGCACCACGCAAGCCCATATATTGTCAGGCGGTTGAGCGGTATAAGAATTCATCATGGTAAGCAAATCTGCCGCGCCACTTACGCGAATGGAACAGCCAACATACGGGCTATTAGAAATATCATTTGGTGCAGCCAGCGCAATGTCGTCCACAAGGTAAGTGAAACTGGAAGGTGTTGGCACAGTCAGTATTTCTTTTAAGCCGTTGTAGCCGTAGTGGAATTTTTCTTGTACAAAGGCGGGGTCGGTTGGGAACGGAACTAAACTCTGTTCAATAACAAGCGTTTTTCTGTTTGGCACATCGAGCAATTTATACCCGCTACTGAAACCGAGAAGTGTTGTAATGCGGACAACTTGATTCTGATCTGACGGAACATTTCTGTTAAGAGTGAAGTCATGCGGCGTGAGTGTTTTTAAGACAAGCGTATTGCCAACAGGCGTTACCGTATCAACAGCGCATGGAACAAGAACATCGGCAACAGAAACAAAGCTGCCAGCAACTTGACCGTGCGGTGTTGTCGTCGTTGCCGTTGCTGTTCCAAGAGAAAATGAAACGCTGGCAATCTCCTTCTTGACTGAAAAGAATGGCGAATACCTTGGCAGGTTTTTCATCAACTGCAAAATTATTTCTTGGCATTTCATTTGCTAATAAACCCACGGATGGTTTGCTCGAATACTGAAACAACCGTGCCTTTGGTTGCATTGTAGACATTAGTTATCATAGGTCTTGGTGCCATATTTTTCGTTCCTGTTTCAAGCAAGTCGGCATACTTGTCTGCTGCACTACCTGATTCAGAACCAAACTCCATTTCTTCCCAACCGTTTACCTTGAAGCCAATGCTCTTTTTGTATGCACCGGAAAAGTTGGCAGCAGTTTCACCGGCAGCGGAAGCGGTATGGCGTTTCATTCTGCGCCCACGCCTTATCAGATAGGTTCTGCCTGATTTTGGTTTGTGCATGATCTGCTTGATAGCTTCCTTCTTCATAATGTCGCCAGCGGCAAACCAGCCCTGCCTGATAGCGCGGACAGTCAGAAGCTCTTGGTCGTTTAGTTTCATGTAAACGATTTTATTACCCGCTGCTTCTATCGCTTGGAAAGTCATGCCGCTGTCGTTGACCTCGTTTTGCTGCCTCTATCCGTGCAGCGTAACAGTTGGAACTCATGCCGAAAATCTAAATCTTCAACCGTCAAAATATCAAAACGCTGACCATCAATCGTGAACCATGTTTCAGCGGTAACGGTTGGCTCGTATCGAATGTAGACCTTGTGCGTTACCGTGCGCTCAACATTGGTCAGATCAAAAATGCTCTCACCGTTTACGCTTTCAATCATTGCCCATACCAACCCTGTATCAGTCGGGTGGAACAGCACGCCGGCAAAGTCTGAACCATACGATGAGTCGAACTCATCAAGCGGTGGCAATGCAGAATCCTTTGCCGTAAACAGCAAAGTATAATCAACGCTCCCACCAGCGGGCGGTTGTATTGCGCGGTTCTGTAATTGTATCTGCCTATCAAGATCAGCAATGCAAACTTGTCTATTCTTGCCACGAATGTTTACACAGATAGGCATGGCTACAACACAAAATCGACTATGCGGTATTGCTGGTAGACAGCGCGTGCAGACATAGGCGCGGCATCGCAAGAGCAGCCAGCGGCACTACAGTCGCCTCTGTTTGTGTATACAGAAGCCATGTGCGATAGCAATGCCATACGCAAAGCCGCTGGAACATCCGCACCCGTTGCGCCATAGCCAGCGGTAAACTCAATTTGAATTGCTTGCAATCTTTGGTCATGCGATGGGTAATCAAAGTCATCTACCGGCAACACTTGCGACCATGCCGACTTGTTGACTATGTAGTATTCAGCCGCGTTCCATGTTGTTAAAACATTGTCCAGCCAATACTTGATTGAAAGAATGGACTGCAATTTTGACCTGCGTAGAACGATTGGCAGCTCATAAAATGTATAAACCTTTTGAGCAGGATAACCCGCGTAGAGTGGCTGTTCACCATAATCACCGAACCGATCACGGTATGTCAGGTACGACTTGGTTATGAAGTCGCGCTTGGTGTAAAGCTCTGCCGCTTCAGTGCAGCCCTGAATTATCATGGTCAACAAAGCATCTTCTGAATTGCTTGTTACCTTCAGCCATGCCTTTAATTCTGCAAGCGTTACAGGAAAAACTGTAGCAGGTGAAAGCAAGGTATACGGTTGTGCGCCTGTGGCTGCATTATCTCTACCGTTGTTACCCATTCGCTTGCCCCTGTGGTGTTACTGATTGGAGCTATTGAAACCAAATGTTCTCAATGCTTTTTCTTTGAAGGATTCCTTTTTTTCTTTTGTTGCTGGTTTGCTTTCACCGGCAACTATGCCGATGGATTTCAGTTGGTCTGCAAATTTCTTTTCCGGTGCAGTGGTTATCGCCTCTGAAACCTTCTCAATCCATCCACGCTCAAGTGCATTGCGTAGAGTAATGTTATCCATGACCGTAACTTCTTTACCTTCTACAAGCGCGTATGGCGTAGCGTCAGAACCTTTTGACGCGATTAAAGCAGTTCGCTTTGCGATATACATTCCATGCTCTCCATCATGCGAAAAAATGCGAGTGCCAAACGACACCCGCACCCCCCAAAATTACGCTGGTGCGTATTCGGTTTTCTGTGTAGCGGTGATAGCAATCACTGCACCGGCAGTTACGCCAGAAGCTGTGATTGTTGGACGGACATAACGGCGGTTACTGAACACGCCAAACTTCGGCTGCACTGTACCAATACCAACATTGCCCGCAATAACGGCAGAGCCGATATACTTGTCTGCCGCAAGAGCAGTGAAAGTAATATCGTCATCTGAATCTTCTGCACCGAGAACGAATGAGCCGTCTGTCCATACGGCAGAAGCCGTAAACATTAAACCCAAATCGAAATCGGCATTGTCAACGCTTGAGCCAACTGTAACGCCATTGGCTGCAACTGTTGCGTTATGCACTTCAATGGAAACCAAATCACTTGCAATATCTTTATCTGACATAAAAACTCCTGAAACATTTAACCAAATTTGTTTGAAAAATTGGGAGGCATTTCTACCTCCCGACCTTTTTCTTTATTGCTTACGGACCAACTGGCGAGATGCGTAGACGCTTCAAGCTGTCGTAGTTCGTAACATCGCCGCCGGTACGCTTGGTTGTGTAAAGCAAGATGTACGGCTTCTCGGTTACTTCGTCACGAATCACGCGGATACCAGTGCGGTCAACGATGGTATAGCCAACGCCAAAGTCGCCATAAATAACCGGAATGGCATCGTCTGCAACCGCGTCCATATCATCCATAAAGATGATATTTTTGCCGAGCAACATCTTATCTTCTTTCGGCATCAGGAACTCGGTTTGGAAAACATACTCACCTGAACCACTTGCTTTCAGAGTGATAATGTCGCCAAAGGTTGCGCGCTTCATGCCCCATACCGCATTGGTTTGGTATTCTTCTTTCAGAGCATTTTGCAGACGCTTCAAGTCATCGCCTTGGATAGCGCCGTTGGTGATTGATGAAGCAGTACCAAGCGTGAAGCGTTGGTATGTTTCAACCGTTGGCGCATCAGGATAAGCCAAGAAACCTTTTGGCTTTTCTGAACCGTCACCACGAACAAACGCAGTATTCTCAACGCGAGTGAAGCGGCGAGAAACTTTGTCTTGCAACCATGACTCAATATCAATGCCAGCATCATCCAGCATTTTTTGAGTCAGGCGAGGCATTGCATATTGCTCATGCGCCACGATTGTCAGCTTGCCAATTTTTGGCGTGCCGGTTTCAGGACGGTTATCAACTTCACCAACCCAACCACCAGAAGCCGCTTCGTTATCATCAATAACAATCTCAAGCGAATCGCTTGCAATGTTTACGACATTGGAAATGGAACGCATCGGGCTGGTTTCAAACACGCGGTTAATCATCCAGTTCGCAACTTCAGGGCGAATCAGATAACCACCATCAGGATTGCTACCGGCAACCATGTCTTTGGTCAGCATGGCTACGCGGTCATCATCACCAAAGCTCGACTTGGTAGCGATCTCGCGGGCAATATCTTCCACAACTGAATCATCCATAGCACGACCTTTGCGGCAGTAGCGTTGGAACTGGTCACGGTATTTCTTGTCAATGTCGGACATTTCTTTCTGGTCGCCAGTCGCTTGTGCGCGGCTCAATTTCTTTTTCAAGATTTCGAGTTGACCATCAGTGTCTTTCTTTTGAGCAACGGCTTCAGCGCGTGCATCATTCATTGCTTGAATGGCATCAGCAGCAGCCTTGGTAGCTTCTACCATTGCGCCCTTTGTCATTGCATCAATCTTGCCATCCAGTTCAGTGTGTTTCTCCTGAACGAAAGCAACATTTTTCATAACTGTTTCCAGTTGATCGGCTACTTGTTTGAGTTCCATAAATAATTCCTATCTGTTAAATTGTTTAAGAAGTTCTTGTGCCGCAAACTTTGCATTAAACTCACGCAAACTGTCTGCCATTTTACCTAACACTTCCGCTCTGACTTTTGCTTCACCTTCATCGGTGTCGCCTTTTTCATCCCCCGTACCATCGCGGACAGTGGAATTCTTTATAAGCGAGATCAAAACTTTTCTCGCTTGTGAACTGAAACCTGAATACTTCAACAATTCTTCCACATCCTTAATACTTTGACAAGCCTCCGCAAAGGTTGTGTCGATGCCGTAATCTTTTTGAAACGGTGATGGTATGTCCATCTTGGCGTAGTACCGTTCAATGCTTTGGATAACTCCATCACGATCTGACTCGGGAATGTTTACGCCACCTCTTGCGCCTTGCAATGCAGCCGCCGCCGCAAAGATAGCGCGTGGAACAACTGTCATCTCACCATTGATAACATCAGCGATTGGCAGCTTATACGAGCCGAACAGATCGGTTGCTGAATTGTCGAACCACAGAAAGGCATTGCGATAGGTGGCAGAAGGCGCGTCCGTGCTGCCTGTTAAGTTGCGAATCCTTGCCAAAGCATTGTCCGAATCCCATTCCACATCCCTACCGGCAAGCGGTAAGTCCTTGAACGGGGCGGCTGCTTTCACTGCCGTTATTTTTGCAGCGGCATTCATTGGCTCACCAACGATGCTTATCTCCCACAAATCCAATTCCTTAATGACACGAACCACCTTGTCGCCCATGTCGCGGAACTCAATAGCGTCCATCGAAGGTATGCTGAAACCAATACTCATGTCTGACAGCACGCCTTGCTTGGCAAGACTGTAAACCCATTCGCCAAGTTGACCCTGTGTAAGATTGATCTCGCCTTTAACAAACAAGCCACGGTCATCTTCAAAACATTCCATGCACGGGAACGCGCCAATGATGTTCTCGTAGTCATGTCCGAACAGCATACGAATAGGTCTGCCGCACGCTTTCATTTCTGCCAGTGAGCGACTGAACGCACCAAGCTGGATAATGTCGTCGCCTCTATCCATATCCCATGTTGAAGCGTAGCCTTCAATGATTCCAACTGGAACACCATTGACCATTTCTTGTTTCACTTCCATACCAGAGAAGTGGACAGTCTTACTCATGCGCTTACCAACTGAAAGCATTGAGCGTTTCATTCAATCACCTCGGCTTCCCAATCTGCTTTTGAATATGGCGTAACAATCTCAACGGTAGTTACTTCACCGCTCTCATCAAACGCCTCAACCATTTCTGTAACCGTCATTGGGTCGGTTGTTAGCTTGTATTTCTTTGGGTCAATGTATTGATTAAAAATTGGCAACCTGTCTGGCGGCGTTACAATTAGTCGGAAAATTAAAATCATTCTCATTACTCCACATTCAAGAAAACAGTGTCTACAACTGAATTTACAGACCCGCCATCGCTTCTTATCTGCGCTCTCAATATGTCGTTGGTATTTAATACAACCGGAATGGTCAGCGTTGAACTGTAAAGCTGATCAGTTGCAGTCTGCGGTATAACAACTTCCACAGGTAATTGAGCAATCAATATGCCGGTTGCGTTTACCACAGGGTCGGTGGCAAGCGGGTATGTAAATGTTAAACCTGCTACGCCACCAATAACGAAAGTGCCATTGTATGCGCTCTGCACCGCGCCAGATATAACTACAGTCATTCCATTCTGTAATGCAAACGCTGCGGACATTGTTGCCGTAGCAAGAACAGCAGATGTTCTAACTATTGAAGTCATCGACATTGGGAACGGTACAGATATTGGCACTCCGTTCTTAAACAGGCATACCGTGAACTGTTGCGCGGCTGACAATACTGCACGGCGATAAGAAACCGCCATTGTCGCTACACCAACAAATTGTTCCTTGCCTTTGTACTGCAACTGCAAAGCAGCATTGCGAATAAATCTGCAAGTGCCAAAAGTTATTAGGTCTTGAGTGTTGCCAATGATAGGAGTAAATGTGCTTGCCGCAGGGCTGGTTGTAACAGAAGCATTCTTTGACATTGCCAAACCGCCAATCACTTTGGTGTTTGGTATTCCAATGTTTCCTGAAAAGGTCGAATTGATTGAGAAGTTATCAACACCAATAACGAATACACCAAACGGCGTTCCGAGTACAGTGCTGTTCACAAAGATTCCAGCAAGCACAGTTGAATCGGTTGCTCTAATAAAACTTGGTGCAGTTGTGAGATTGGGCGTGCAAGCCTCTACTCTTAAAGAGTTGATTGCTGTTGCCGTTGTGAAGTCAAAAATGTTTGCGTCAGTTCCAAGAAAACCTGTGCCAGTTAAATGCCCTTCAATAACAACAGAAATAGTCGTGCCAAGAAATGTTAGTGACGATGAGCCAGCACCACTTGATGAGAAGCAATCAAGCATGATGAATTTGGTAACGCTTGTTACTGTACCCCATGCTCCATCGAACAATAAGAATCCGCATTGCTCAAAGATAATAACCGACGCACCATTCTGTATGTCCATCATGGTTTGCGAATTATTAGTTATCTGAAGCAGTACGCCTTTCACCGTTGCTGAAGATGAATTGCCAACGCGCATAAGCGTTGCAGCACCCAATGAGAAGTCAAGAATGATTGCATTGATAGAGAACGAACCAGACAAAGAAATTATCTGATTGTTTCCAAGAAAGTTAAGCGTGCCAAAAATGTTTACCGAGCCATTGATTACCCAAATAGAATTTACTGGCAGATCAATTACACCGGCAACAGGGTCGGGGAACGCTGCACCTTCAGGCTGACCAGATTTAACTATGTTCCAGTTGTCATACTTCAACTCAACCGAGTCAACAAAGTTCCGCATATTGAGCGCGGTAATGTCGCCAGAAGCATTAGTGGGAAACGATGCAATGAGCGCGGCATAGTCAAGAGTGGTCATATTTTTTTCTCAATGTTGCAGTGCGTTAAAAGATACCATGCAGAAAGCCGCGTGGCTATAGTATGTCTTGGTCGTCCCCGTGGTAATAAATTGCCGTGCATCTACAGTTGCAAGTGTTGCCAGCCGATGCACCAAGCGATCTGTCGTGTGGTTGCATCAACCTTTCACCGCCAACATGGAACGGCTCGTCTGCCTTTGCTCGTTGTAAATCTGCCGCACGGTGAGCAGGGCGCACTCGTCCATCTCCCATCGTGTGCCATTCTTTAATTGATATTAGAACTGCACCGCCCACAATACCCGCGCTGTATCGTTTCACTACTGCATCAATCGAATCAGCCTCAATGCCTTTTGTTGCTTCAGCGGATGTTCCAACTTCAGTCGTGGCAATAAGCGAGGCGCGGAAAGGAAAGTACACCTTGAAGTTAGCAGCGGCTTGTCGTGCAACTTGTGCCAGCGTTGACTTTACAATCAATGCCTTTGCCGCCTCGTTGTTTAATTCCTCAATGGCATTCTTGGTTGCGGTGTTCAAATCTTTCTGTGAGGTGTCTATTA